GGCAGACCTTATTAAGGGATTTGGATGGAGAGTTATCTCTGTCGCATTCCCTAATAGGGTAAAATTTGCTGGACGGTTAAGACTGTTACACAGGGTATCTCTTCTTATTTGAAGAATCTACAAAGTGAACGGTGCAGAACAGGTAGTCAAATTTCTTAAGGCTGCTCAGTTAGCATTACAAAAAAGCATTGGGAAAGATCAGATTAGTTCTATGAGAGAACTCGATCCAAAACTTATCCGGTCTAAATTGACTGGATATGGCCTTCCTACGATTATACCTTCTAGAGATAGAAAGTTAATTGCGGGTGGCTCTGAATCTATTATCAGATTTTGGTTAACTATCTTTTCGCTTTACCGAGTAATCGGTATTGCTGGGATACTTAAACTCGAGACAATCATAGCGCCTTCAACAGCACCAGATGGGTTTTTAGACGTAGTGAAACAGTTCAATTCCTTTTTAAGGGAAAGCTCCGTTTCCTCTATGTTTAATACACACCTGTTGTTTAGAAGAGCGAACGTCCGATTCCTTGAAGCCGCTTCTGCAACGCAGAAGGTTTCTTGGACTGGAGTGTTTTCCGATCCTCAAGTACTTAAATGTTTGGGATTATTCGGCTATGCCCGAAATATTCTACTTTTAATCCAACAACCAGAATTGGTTGTTCTCTTGGATTCTTTGTTAGTTTTAGATAAAACCACATATAATAGAACGATCACTTCGGGTCATACCGAACCTGATTTCAAGGATTCCCCTGATCTACAGAAAGCTTTCGCTTCTGCTACGATCATGGATCCGAGTTCGAAATTTGCTGGGAAACTATCAACTAAGTTAGAAGCCGCAGGGAAATTAAGAGTTTTTGCAATGGTAACAACTTGGGATCAAACAGTCTTAGGACCAATTCATGATATGCTTTTTGCATTCCTGAAAGGTCTTCCGAATGATGGTACTTTCGATCAACATAGCTCTGAATTAAGAGCTAGATCTAAGTCCATCAATGCTGGGAGATCTTATGGATATGATTTATCCGCTGCTACTGATCGCTTACCTATTAATATTCAATCTGCAATCTTGGACTTAATTGTTCCTGATTTAGGAGCGAATTGGAGTCTCTTATTGACTAAGAGGGATTACTACTTAAAAGTACCTTCGGAATCACTAGATCAACTAGGTTTACCGAAAAACGCCACTGGTTATAGTAAACTAGGTTCCCAAGGGAAACTAGTTCCGAATGAAGTTATCTTTGAAGGTAACTCTGTTCCGGTATACTATCATGTATATACTACAATGGGTGGTACGGTTAAAATAGTTCCTTACCTGATTCTTAGGTATAAAGTGGGACAACCTATGGGAGCTTTAAGTTCCTGGGCTATGCTTGCTGTAACACATCATTTGATTGTTCAGTATTGCTATAGACAGTGCTATGGAGTTCCGATGGGCCTTCCTTGGACCAAGGATACTTGGTATACCAACTATGAAGTCTTAGGGGATGATATCATCCTTTTCGATTCAAAAGTTGCTAAGGCTTACCTTCAAATGATGGAAGCTTTAGGGGTGCCTATAAACACAAGCAAATCTGTTTGTGCTACAGTTCCCGTAACTGAGTTTGCCAAGGTTACTTCTCTAAGAGGTAAAAACGTCTCCGCTCTTTCATGGAAAATGTTCATGTCTGGTAACAGCTTGATGGGGAGAGTAAATATTATTTACAATCTTTTATCAAAAGGTGTTATTGCTAAACACAATATTATACCTTGGATCAAACGATCTGCTGCTCTTGGGCCTTATAACCCAGGATCTATAAACCCTACAATGATTGCTTTATGGACAATGTTGTCCAATAAAGGTTTACTTCCCTTAGAAGAGTGCTTAAAGGCACTTATCAATGGGAAAGAGAAAGTATTTCGATTTGCGAAAGCAATCTTATACAATGCTGATGTGAATAAAATCACATTAGCTTTACCAAGCTTAATAGCTGATGGTAAACTCTTTCTTTATGAAAATAAGAGAGTAAATATCATTTGGGGCTATGAGTTACCATGGATGAAAATCACCATGTGGAAACCATTAGCAGTTTTCCAAGCAAAGAGAGATATTGATAAAGATTCAATGTAATTGAGTACAAGCATGTTCTGCTTTCTGATGTCCAAGATTGGATTTTCAGATGCTGAATATGTTGCGTCTCACC